TCTAATGACATTAGTCCATTGTTTAAAAAACGACCTGCACCATAACTTGTTTCTGCTGGCTGTAAGTTCATATTAGATGACTGTATAGATGGTAATTGCAAAAATGACATAATGTCTCTAGGTGGAGGAGGTGTATATCTAGGTTTATTAGCATTTAAATAAGCCATAGATGGGTCATAGGTATAAATATCATCTTCACCTTTAGACTTATTAAATCCAGTAATGTCTACATCAATAGGAACAAAGTTTTGTCCTCCAAATGTTTCCATGTTTGCTGGAGCACCTTTACCACCAGAATATGATGTTGGTTCATACATACGATTATTACCGTAGTAGTATCCAGTATCACCTACCTTTTTTAAACCAGAGTATTTACTTTTTGATAAATTTAATAAAGCATCAATATTTGTAGCTGGTTGAGCAGGTGCTTGTACAACCTGTACTGGAGTTCTAGGTGCTGCAAAGTTAAGTAACATTATTGCATTCCTTTATTGGCAATGTTGTTAATTTTTTCTAACGCATCCATAATCATCTTCGTTTGATCTGTTTTTAACTTACCATCTTTACTTTCAGCATCTAGGCGAATCTTCAACTCTTTTAATGCAAGGTCAGCAGTTTGTTGCACTTCTTTTTGTTGTAGCTCTAATGCTTTTTGTTGTGCTTCTAACTGCATTTGTTCACGATCTAACTGCATTTTTGCTTGGTCGGATTGTGCTTTTAATTGTGCTTTTTCTCTTTCAACTTGAGCTAACATTTCAGCAGCTTTAGTTTGTGGATCACTAGCTCCTTGTTGTGCTTGCATCTGAGCTAACTGTTGCGCCTGTTCTTCTGTAACTTCCATTAAGAACTGACTATCATCTTTGAATCCAGCCATTTGTACAAACTTAGCTAGTGTATCTCTGTATTGTTTTAGGTTGACTAGAGGATTACCAAGACCGTAAGTCGTGAGTAACTGCTCTTGCTTATCTAAGATCATTTGCATAGTCGCTAACTGCTCTTGTTTAGATCCAGTACCTAAACCTACATTGACTGTAATGTTGTATTCAGAAGACCATTCTCTTGGATCAAATGGCACATACTTATTGTTTACACGAATGATGCGTTCTTTTTGTTGGTACTTACAGACTAACTGTAATATACCTTTAAATAGACTTGATACACCTGTGTCTGCAAAGATACGAGCTATTAACTCTAACTTACCTTGTGATGCAGAAGTCATTGCATTAACCGCAGCAGCAGTGACATTTTGTAATGTGTCTGGATTTAAACCTTGCTGAGCATCAGATACACCTGATCTCTTAGCTTGGATCTCATCTAAATACTGAAGCATTGGAAATGATTGACCAGCATTGCTTTGTACAGTCAATGGCATAATTGCATTTGGGTTCTTCATACGAACAACACCGCCTGCTGTAGATGTTAATAAGTCATCTAAGTTGACTTGACCTTCAACTGCACCTACTCGATAGTTGTTAGTGAGGTAGAGGTTGTCTAGCATCTGTCTAGTGATGGTTGACTTAATTAACTGTAAGTCCATCGCTCTGTCAGCCAATGAGTGACCATAAAACTTATGAGGAATTGGAATTGGGCAGATAGAATGGAATGGCACATAATCACATTCTTCGTTATGTAGGATTTCGTTACTTGCATAACAAACTCTTCTCATTTCTGGGATACCGTCATCATCGTAATCTGTCTGAATATAGCACTCGAAGTATTCTACTAACTGCATCATCTCATCATCTGAGTCCATGTCAGTAGGTTGTTCACCTCTGGTATATCGAGCAATTCTTTCTGGGCTAAACTCTAGTGCATCACCAGTAGATAAAGACATCACTGTGTCTTCATCGTAACCCATAGCAATCAGTTCACCACGAGTCACCATCTTACGGTGAGCTACAAACGGTGCATCAGCAATTGTTCTAGCACGCTTAGAGATTAAAAACTCTTCTGGTGGCACATTCTCTACAACAACTTTACCTTTGTCTACAGAACGCTTTACCTTAACATCGTGCATTGATAGAGCAGGTGATACTTCCATACCAGTCATTGGATCAAACATAGCTTCTTGAATGATTGTAGAATCTTGCTCTACGATCTCTACTTCTTCGTCTTGAGCAATCATAGCTAACTCATCATCGTTTAAGCCATAATACTTTTCAGTCGTTACATCTGTCTTATCATCCCAGTATGCTTTTACAACACCAACCTTTTGAAGAAGTGCATCCTTCATCCAGTCGTGCATGATCTCGAAACCGTTATTGTCTTTATAAAAGATATGGTTTACATATGTAGTGGCTTGTTCAGCAGTTTCTTCATCACCTTGATTCACTGGCTCAAATACAACTGCATCGTCAGATGATGTAAAGACACGCATTAGCTGTGGTAATGCACCATCGACTACTTCAGCTACTTCACCTGTAACGATCTGAGACTTACCTTCGACTTCATTGCCGTAAGGTTCTCTCATGTAGTATTCTAGTGCTTGCTGTCTTTCGTCAGTCGTTTCTGTCTCTAGATAACCGATAGCATCATCAATCTCTGATTCCAGAATACTCTTTAATTTATTGTCATCTGCCATTTAAACTACCCATGAATTGTTTATGTCTAGTGGTCTACTCCAGTCACTACTGCCTTCATCTAAACCTACTGCGAGGTATCTGAAAGCATCTGAAGCATGAGAACACCAATCGTGTACAGGCTTATCAAAGAATACATCTCGTTTATCATCGTATGTTCTACGATAGTTTTGCAGAGCATCTAAGCCTTGTTTTGTTTTTACATCAAACCAGCATCGAGGTAACAACCGTCTCACCGCTTGAATACCATCATCAACTGCTAGCTTTGCTACTACTGTTATTTGTAACCCTGACTCTTCCAACATCTCTTTGCGAGACTTACCTGTGCCAAGTTCTCTGACCTGAACATCGTGTGGTAATAAGTGTTCAGCGTGTGTATATCCGTTATCTCTGATCCAGTTCACATAATAATCAAGACCTACACCATGATTCTCTACAAAGTCAACTAAATGAATCTCTTTACCAACAACCTGAGCTACCCAGATTGCAGTTGAATCACCCATACCTAAGTCCCAGCCAGTAAATGTCTTAGCAATGCTATCGTGCTGAACATTACCAACCTGACCTTTGAGGTATAAGTCGTTTATTAATGTACCGTAGTAAGCACCCTCAATTGGTGCAGAAAATGAACACATAAATTCCTGATTAAACTTTGACTCACCCATTGCCTTGTAAGCAGCATCTAACTCTTCCTGATCTAATATCTTAGTGTCGCTAGCTTTAAACTCTAGTAAGTTCCAACCATCGTCTTTAGCGTATGCTTTATCTCTTAATGTCTTGAAGTGGTTAGCACCTTTAGGTGTACCAATAAACATTGCCCAACCTTTTCGGTCTGCTAGAGCTGGTCGGATAACCTCTGTAAATAGGTTTGGATTTACATCACCAATCTCATCGATCACTACACCATCGAGATAGATTCCACGAAGAGAATCGACATTATCAGCACCGTATAAAGATATACGCCTGTCATGAAAATCAACTCTAAGTTCTGCAATATTAGCTTTAGCATCTAACGGTCTCGTATATTCTGTTAAATAGTCCCATGCTACTCTTTTAGCCTGATTGTATGTAGGAGCAATGTAAGCAAATCGTGGTTTAGGTTTGTCACATCTTAATGCACTATGTATTAACTGATTTATAGCTGAAACTGTTTTACCCATCCTACGATGAGCAACGACTACATTAAATCTGTTATGTTTAACCGCTCTGTGAATTAAAGTTTGCGGACCTCTTGGCTCGTAACCTATTTCAATATCTATTTCTTCCATGACTTTCCAGAGTATGACTGAAGCAAGTCATTGATTTTAGGTTGACGATACTTTCCTAAGATTTTATAAATAATCTTAAATGCTTTTACATTTCCTTTAGTGGCATCATGAAATAATGTTTCTGCTAACTGATGTAAATCATCTACATTTAATTTACTTACTTGCTGATATAAGTTTTTATAATCAACATTTAAAGGTATTTGATTATGTTTTCCAGAAGGATAACCTTTAGGCAAAACATTGTATAAATTGTTTAATCCAATTTCTGCAATTAAAAATTCTTCTAATTCTAGTGCTTGTATTTCAGGCAAGTTGTCATCGACTATTTCTACTGTGTATGGATGACCGTAATCTCTAGCTTCATAAGCTCGCCTATTTTTGCCCTTACCAATATAGATTGGCTTTTGATTCATATCGTAATGAACATATGTGTAATACATATTAGTCTTCTATACCAGTATTCACTTTAATGATAACTGGACTTTCAGAATCACCTTTTAATTCTTGTACGGCTCTTCCATCTAGTCTGTCACCAAGCTCTTTAATTGCTGTCATGTCTCCCTCTGATGCTTTTGTATATAAAGCATGAGCAATTTCATGTAACCGTTTGTAATCTTCCTGAACGGCTAATTTACGAATAATATCACCCCATATTCTATTTTTTTTACTAGAATGGGTATTTCCCTTATTCTTTTCAGCAGCTTTTTTACGAGCTTCTTCAAGTTGTTTTTTTTGTGCTTCGCTTCTTTCCATTTGTAACTCCATTATGGGTCATTACTTGTTTAAGTTGTTCCATTCTTTCTAGTCTCGCTTCACGAGACATATATAACCATTGTGCTAAATCCTCGTAGTCTCTACCACATGATATACAATGATTGTCTTTCATACGACATACCCCATTACAAGGGCTATCGTCTAACACTTCCATCTTTTGCGTGCTGCTTTACCTCTTTCACCTGTCCAACCTGCTGATCTAGCGCAAAATGACTTCCTTCTCTTTGCTGCTTTACTTCCTGCTTTAACCTTGCCGGTCACTGGTGCTTTTAGTTTACTTCCTGTTGCTTTATTATATTTGGCTCTACCCTTAGCTGTCAAACCACCGCCTCGACTTACTGGCAACTTCTCACCTCTGCCTACTGATAAGTTTACTCGTTTCTTTTTAACAGCCACTATGCCCACTCCGCTTTTTGTATTCGTAGACACCCAATGTTTATAAGAAAATAGTCTACAGGATCACCGTCAACCTCACCTTCATACCACTCGAAGCCAAAGTTAAATCCCCAATATATATGCCAACTCCACATTAGATACAATCACCCACGCTTTTTAGTAGTTCGCTTAGACTTAGGTTTTTTTGCCGTTTTTGCTGCTGCTTTAAATGCTGCTGCTGTTGGTCGACCGGACTCACCTTTTCTTGCCATTCGTTCCCCTGATCCTGCTTTGATTCTTTTTCGTTTTGCATGGATATTCCTATAGAGTGACATTATTTACCCTTCTTACCGTAACCTTTTTTGCCTTTACCTTTACATTTACCAGCCATAATGATTCCTTTAAATAAAAAAAATGCCCAGTGGAGGATCTGGGCATCTTATCAATCATATCAAGAAATGGGAAAATTTTGACGCTACTTTCCCACCTCTGAATTATAACAAAAGCAGACTAATTAGTCAAGTCTGCTACAGGCATAAGCTTTAAATCCGTATTCTTTAAACACATTAGCATAGGCATCCGCACCTTTTTCTTTAACATCAATGTTTTGAGCGCCAATGCCGCTTGGATTCCAAACCTCGTAAGCACCGTTATAGTTTTTACTGAATCCAGCTTTTTTCATTTTTCTACCGAGCTTGCTGTTGCCATTAATGCCATAGATCTCAACCCAAGCAAAACCACAACTGTACTTATCTTCACCATCTAGCTCATTGTACCAGTAGTCTTCAGCAGCTTTTTCAGCAGCAGCTTTAGCTTCTTGCTTAATTTTAATTAAGTCATCAACATCAAACTTCTCAGCCATAGCGTTTTCCTCAGCTAACTCTTCTTCTTTCTCCTTTTTAGCTAACTCTTTTTCCTCAATCATAGCTTCTCTTTTTTTCACAAGCTCTGCTATGTAGTAATCAAGGACTTCTTTGTTTTTAAACTTGTAATACCAAGCAGGTTTCTCAGCTTTACCAGCAAACGCAAGAGCCTCAATGTAATCGTTCTCGTCTTTTCTAGGCAAGGCATAGACCTCCACTTCTTTAGCACCAGCACCCCATAAGTTCATTGGAATACAATAAGCAACATACCCCTTATCAAGAACTTCTTTAATTAACTTCTCTTTTTTTCTCATTATTATCTCCTTATTAATTAATTGCATTTTCAATTTCGTTTTTTTCAAAGCCTACTAAACAAAGAAATCTTTTATTCTCATTTATTTCTATGTCAATTTGTAATGCTCTGTACAGGTAATAACCACATAATTCAAAATTACCATTTTTAAAATTATTATTATAAAGATTAAACACTCTATCTTTTTCTTTTAGATTAACTTTAAACCATTCAGCAATGTTCATTATGCGCCCCCCAAATATTTACCAATTTCAACAGCGATCAAAACAATACCGACCACCCCAACATTCAACACAACAGCCTCAACCAAACATTTCTCTACAACACCCATCATTTTCTCCTCATTAATTATCACTACATATATATAATACCAAATACAAAATATTTGTCAAGCATTTTGTGTAAAAAAAAGGTGAATTTTATTTCACCCTTTCTTTTTTCCATTTCATTGTTATCCACTCGAGATGTGGTTTGCTAACTTTGTCTGGTAAAATTTCTTTTATATAATCACCAACAAACCCCTCATCATCGTATTCGTATAAGACAATACTAACTAATTTTTCATCAGGAGCAAACTCAGCATCTGCCCTGACTTTATCTCCGTTTTTGTCGGTAGTGTCATACCAATAATTGTAATAACCTTTTTCATATAGCTCATGTTGATCTATCATGATTTCCTCCTTAATAACATTCACCACAAAGAACCTCACCGTCATCATCAAAACCGTAGTCTTCATAGATGTCAAGTAAGGCAGCATCAACTTTGTCTTCTTGAGCAGCTTGCATTACTTTAGGATCTTTGACTTTAACCTCCACTGGGTTAGCTAGTTGAATTAAATTCTGACAATTTGGATTAGCACATTTACAAGCATTAAAGAAAACATTGTCTTTATAATACTCATAGTCACCAACCCAGAACTTTGCATTTTCAGGTTTCATATCTAAAACTACCATCATGCACCCCCTTTCATTATAGCTACAATCAATTTTTCATTATTCTTGCAGTAGTCGTAAGCCATCTTTTGAACCCTAGCGATATTGATTGGATCTTTAGCAATGTAAGCCAACACTTTTTTCTCCATCTCTTCTTTAGCGAAGTCAGGAATCAAACCACCCAAATCCCACAATTTTTCCATCTCTTTCTCCTTAATTATTATCACCACATAAATATTGTATCAAAATCAAATAAATTGTCAAGCATTTTGTATAAAAAAATATTATGCTCCTATTCTTTTTCCTACTATATGAAGTAAATTATCTATTGCAATTTGTAATTTGACTTCGTAATACATTGGTTTCTTTGTTCCTAAGTATCTCGCATAAATTGCCTTTTGTTCTTCATGATCTAAACTATGAATAACTGCATCTACGGTCTTGACATTATCATCTTCGACCTCATCATACATATCATCAAAACTACCAGATGCTCCTCCTGATGACATTCCTATTGATTTACTCGGATACCCTAACTTATGATTATCATACTTCATGTACAACTTCCATTTGTCTAATAAATCTAATAGTCTATTCATTTCCATTTTAGTCTCCGCTTGCAAAATAAACTGAATTTAAATGGTGGTCACTATAACCAAAAGCATTTCGTTGTGAACCTGATCTTCTGCTTTTAAAATCTTCAGCTTTTTTCTTGATGACTTCTTTTACTTTAAATTGACTATGAATTTCTTTCGGTGATGGGTAAAGTAGTTCAGCTAATAAACATTCTCTATAAACTTTATATAAAAAATAATCGCCCTTCTTTTTACCGGTATTCATGATAAAGTCATTAACAACCATCCATCGATGAAAGTTTCTAACCTGTTGCATTTCCATGCCAAGTTCTTTTTGCAACATTGGTATAGTCATTGGCTGTTCTTTTAACATATTTAAAATTAAATCTACCAGTTCTTTTCTTTTTAACTTTTGTCCTTTTACATCAAATGTAAAATTTGCTGCATAATTATTAACTGACATCTTCTTCCTTTACCTCCCAGCGATTAGATTTATTTTTAAACCAACCATGAACTAATAAAGTCCAGTTGGCTTCCCTTAAATTTTTTACATGATCGTTGTCTGCAATCTTCTTAATTCTAGCTGACATATTTGATTTGGAAGTAACCTGTATGGCAACGGTTTCTCCATTTTTAACTGCAAGTATATCCCATGCTCCAAAAAGATCCCTGCGAGTACGACTAAAAGGTATCCAGACCTCAACGACCTGTACAGTTTCATAACCTTCACTTTTTAGTTTTCTCAGGCTTAACTGAGTCGGTGACATCCCTGCCATTTTTTTCCTTCTTTCCAAATATTTTGTCCCAATTATCTTCAAACTGTTTAGGGTTTGGTATAGGTCTTGGTGAGCTTCCCTTAGACATTTATTTTTACTCCATAGTTATATAATAATTTTTTTTTAATTAAATAAGCCTTCTTTGAAAACTTATCGCCTTTTCCAGTAAATGTAGCATATTGTAAGTTATTTTCATTAATACATTTCTTAATATTTTTTGGATCAAATGAAATGTAATCTTGACCATCAAATATAATCCAGCGATATGCTTTTGTGCTCATTAGTGCTGATGGCTTACCAAACATTTCTATCTCAATTACAATATTTCCTGTCTGCTGACTCATCTCATCATACTTTACTTCTATGCCTCCAACATCTGGGACATATAAATCATACTCTTTACAATACCCTTCTATTTTATATGCCTTAGGATATTTTTTTTGAATGATTTTTAAAACATCATTCTCAACTTTTTCACCTCTTGCAAGATCATTGTCAAAAGTCTGCTTCATATATTTCCTTTTTTACCAGATGATCTGGCAAATTTATATAATCTTCATGCAAACAAATTGTATATGGAGCATCATGATAATATTCCTGAACATAGTTATTAGCTACTGAACAGCTTTCAAAGTGACCTATATATTTAGGTTCTTCCATTGTTAAATAAACTACTAAACAATATTCTAGCATTTTAACCTCCCAGTCTCTATCAGATACTGCATCGTATCTATATAAGCCTGATCCCACATATGCCTTCGTTCTTCCTTACTCAACTCTTTACCATTGTCTAGCTCATGGTGGCACTTATGACATAATGCTGCAACTAAAGCATCACTATTCTTCAGACCCATGCCTTTTCCTTGATTACGATGTGCAGCACATACAGTTCCATCTGATGTGCCACAATTCATACAAGGCAATTCTCTTAATAATACTAAAAGTTTTTTAGAGCGATACATTTTTTATAAATGCAACCCAATGTGTTTTGGCACTTTTACCACTTCTATGACCATAAAGAGGTTTGTATTTAGTTAATGATAGCACTTCTTTTAAAGGTATTTGAATTTCATTCCACTTAAATATTAATGTGCCATTTGGTTTAAGAACTCTAAAACATTCTGCAAACCCTTTTCTTAAATCATCTTTCCATGTATCTTTATCTAAAGAACCATAACTAAATCCAGTAACAGATTTTAGTGAAATGTTTTTAACATGAGGTGGGTCAAATACAATATGCCAAAAAGATTCATTTTTAAAATTCATATTTCTAAAATCATGGATAACATCAGGATTTATAATTTTTTTTCCTGGATTGCTTGTACAATGACTGACATCTAAACTACCTTTTCTTTTGTCAGCAAAAATTGCTCGATTATCTTCTTTGTCAAACCACATCATTTTACATCCACAACAAACATCAAGCACTTGTTTTGTTTTCATAGCGATACATCTTTCATGTCTGGTAATTTACAACCATACTCGTAAGCAAAGAACTTAACCTGTCTTATGTATTCATTAAACTCTTCAGTATTTAGAGTTGATGTTCTCGCTATCACAATAACCTTTTCGTTTTTAATTTCCTTTTCCTCTCTGAGGTATCGGTAGGTTAATAGCTCGTGAAGCTCCTCAGGTTCATAGCCTAAATGGTCTCCTAATATTCTATAAATATGCCAAAGATACTTATTCTGATCTACTGACCGACTATACTTTCCCTCTTTAATTTCAATCTTCCACATCTTAGTAAAATCCAAATTTTTCAGCTTCTGGATCAGACTATTAAGATTGTGTTTTGTTAGACTGTATCTCATCGTCTGTCCATCCTTTCGATTTAAATACTATACCATCTTTAGATCTAGCCTTGTATTCCGAATTTGGAAAAGATTTTTTTAAAATTTTTATAAATTCATTCACACTCATCATGCTGGAACCTCCTGATAACTTAAACTATTTTTATTAAAGTAAAAACCAAACTTTCCTTCAAATGGAAAATTTCTTTGCTTCTGAATATAAACCATAGCATCTGGTATTGACCGTAATTCTTCTTCGGTCTTTTCTCCGTCCATTGCCCATTTTTCTTTCAACTTGTTGCGGTATATCATGAGTATGGAATCACATAAATTTCTAATGTTTGATGATCCATAAATAGCCTGAGCATCTGGCGCTTGTAACTCATCTGAAACTTTTCGTAAGTGAGCCACTAAAAAAATATGTATGTTTAATGCCTTACATAAAACAGATAATTTATTAATAAATTTTTTCTGCTCATTGTATCCGTTGTCTGACTCACCCACATCTGCAACCGTCATTAAACTATCTACGACCGCATACTGACACCCAAGCACTTCTTTTGCGTAGATTAAACTTGCAAAAATATCTTCAGATGTCGTCTCTTGTTGCTGGTCATAAATGTAAATCTGTTCTTTTTTTTCTTCACAATATTCTCTTATAAATTTTTCAGTTGGAGGTGATCCTGTGGAGTTTCGACCAAGAGCAATTTTTGTGAGCCTTGCCAAAGTAATCTCAGGTCTCATCTCCATAGACATGACTAAACATTTTGAGTCTTTAGATAAGTGATTTACCCATTGCATTAACATCTGAGTTTTTCCATGTGAAGATATTCCGGTTACTAATGTCAGCTCGGCTGGTCTTGCCACAAAACCTTCATTCATTTTTGGAAGACCTAAACTTTTACCAGAGTTCATTTCTTTGTAGTAATAATCTACTACAGCATCAGCAAAGCTAGATGTATCTTTAATTAAAAAATCTTCTACATATTCACTTTCATATCCATGTACTTGCTCTTTTGTTATAGTCAACTGATCTATTATTTCTCCAGCAGTTGGATTTATCATTTAGCACCCTCCCAATCATATCTAACCTTCCCTTGTTTTGTTTTTGGAACTTCTGCTTCCCACCTTCTTTGATTTATTACAACCTCTGGTGCAGGAATCATTCCCTTTTTCCATTCCTCAGTCTGTCCCATTTGTTCATACCAAGAAAAAATCTTTTCAGCTTCCTTGTTTAGATCATGTGACTTCCATTTATCTTTACAATTCTGCTTTCCATATTTCCTAACACTAGGAATAATTTCTTCCCAGAATTTATCAAAAAGAGAATAATCATATTTCTTTACAGACTTCTTATTCTTTTCTTCTTCTTTTTCTTCTTCTGGTATAGGCATTGTATATACAGAGTATATACCATCTTCTATCCAATGCACTAAATCGTCCAAAGCCTTTTGTAACTGGTCTTTTGACCGTCTTAGTCTAAATGCAATAGTCTTTATATCAGGTAGATTTCCATGATTCTGACTAGCTAAACATAACAACTCAATATATATTGCTTTATTGGTATCGGATAGTTCAAACCAATCAATGTCATTTAATATGTCTCCACCATACAGTTTCAACCATGTCATTTGTTTTTTGTATTTACTGTGCATAGGCTTATAGTGTTGGAATTTGTCCCAATTTCTTATTCTCAAAATAAACACTCCTCCATTTGTGATAAATCAAACTTAATCTTTTTTACTTTGTAATCAGGTTTATTTCTTACAAACCATTTTGCATCTTCATACGATGTGAATTGCATGATTGCAAAACCTTCCTGATCTACAACTTTATGACTAAACCTGTTCAAGAACATATTTAATCTGTATAGCTCGATAGTCTGGAATATTTTTGTCTGGATTTTTTGCCCAGTGTGCTACAGCTTGTGTAGATATATCTAAAGCCCTAGCTAACTGTCTACGACTGCCACCAAATTTTTCTATTGCTTCATTGTATGTCATATTTTTTCCTTTTTTTGTTAATTTGCCCTGACATTTTTCTCGCTCATGCGTTTAGAGGATGTAGTCAGATTATTTATGATTCTAATCGGTTACAAAATAGATTGCAAGTAATTTGAAAAAATATTTGCAAATACAATTTTTTTGTTATATAGTTTTATTGAAGTTAATAAATAAGGAGATAATAATTATGGAAGTACAATTTAATCAAGAACTAACATTTGAAGATAAGTATCGTAGCTTTGATGTTAATTTTGTAGTATCAGCAAATGTCCGAGAAGAAAAAGTTGTAGGATACCCTACAGAAGTTATTGTAGATATTTTAGATGTTGAGGTTAGTGATGCTCGTGATGTAACACCATTTGAAAATGGACAGAGTGTTCTTAATGACCTTAATGAAGACGATGTAGAATTTCTTAAAGATCAAGCAGTAAAGGAGGCAGTCTAATGAGCGCATCTAAAGATCAATACATGGAGTCACTACAATTCGAGTTACATAGTGTAACCAATGCTATTCTTGAGCAAAACGAAATACAAGCAAATGCAATAGCTGGTATTAAAGAAGATTTACAAGAGTTGCATAATTACATATTGCAACAACAGCAGGAGAAAGAGAATGGCTAAGAAAAAAATTGATGATAGAGTAAAGGAAGTCCTGCAAAAGCAGGGCTTCGACTGGCAAGAATGTTTGTGGGATTGTCATGGTACTTGGGTTATGTACCATAGATTTATTGAAATAGCCGCAGCACAAAACAATATCAAATATGAATTATCAGAAATAGAAACAAATTCTAAAGAAGGTATTGTAGTAATTAAATGTGTTGGTTCATTAAAAGATAACACCGTAACAACATATGGTGAAGCTAGTCCTAAAAACAATAAGAACGCATACCCATATGCAATGGCAGAAAAGCGTGCAGTAGATAGAGCAGTTCTTAAACTTTTAGGATTACATGGGTTTATTTACTCAGAAGATGAGATTGAGCATACAAAACCTGAACCAAAACCTCAAACAAAAAGACTCTCAAAAGAGGAAATAGAGGTTTATGTAAATGCAGCAAAAAATTTAGATGAAAAAGATAAAGTAGCTTACTGGAAAAGTTTAAGTGCAATCGTTAGAGATCAAATAAGAGAATATACTGATGACCTCGCATCTAAGTAATACAAAACTTCGTAACTCAATCGTGACTGCTAGCCAAGCATGGTCAGCAGTCTATGAAAGACAAAAGTTATACAGGGAAAAGACTGGTCGTGCAGAACCTTTTAAAGGCAATGAGATGACCGAATGGGGGAACGACAATGAGCCTATAGCTCTTGCAGCGTTTGAAGATGAAATGAATGGTATTTGTCGTGCAGGTAATAAGCTTATTGTACATCCTAATAAACCTATTGGAGCTTCACCAGATGGTTACTTAGGTGATATACCTGTAGAGATTAAATGTCCATTTACCCAAAAAATATATCCAGAAATTCCAGAACGCTATAGATTTCAAATGCAGGTACAAATGTATGTAGTTGATGCTGAAGCGTGCTGGTTTTACATATGGACACCGCATGAAACTTCAAAAGAGTTGGTGTTATATGATGAAAAGTTTATAGACTGGTTCATACCGAAGGCGGAAGAGTTTGTCCAGTTTGTAAAAGATGATGTTGAACCTCCTCGATACAAGAGGAAACCTATTTATAATAAGGAGATAATATGAAAGTAGGATTAAATATTAGTATTGATGTATCTAAGATTGATAAAAGCAGATTGTATAAAGGTGAAAAAGGTAATTACCTAAACCTGACTACATTTGTAGATATTGATAATAAAGATAAATACGATAATAATGGATTCATTAGTCAAAGTGTTACTAAAGAAGAGAGAACTAACGGTGTGCAAACACCTATTCTTGGTAATGTAAGAGTTATGTATACAGATGCTGGATCTGTTCCGGCTCAGGCAGAGCTTGAAGAAGATGTTCCGTTTTAATAAAAAAGGGGAGTTTATAGCTCCCCATTTTTTTAACAATTACTTGTTGCAAATGTACATTGTTACTTCAAAACCGAAACGCATTTCAGTTGCTGATGGTGTTGTCCACATAGCTGGTCTCCTTTCATCTAGATTTAATAAGATTATACCAATTGTACTGCGTAAGAAAAAAAATGGAGAATTAGAATATGCTAATGAAATGTATTAAAATTTTCGTATGCTTTTTATTCTTATTTCTTGCACTAGGAATTTATGTGCATTATGATTTAATAAAAGAGCAACCAAGACCAGAGTTTATTTGTCATGATGGCAAATTAATTAAGTCGATGGATATAGAGAGCATCTACTTACAGGTCAAAGACACAAAGTGTGAGGTCTTTGAAGATTTAATTATTGTAGATAAAGAGGTAATAAAATGAGCGATCCAATTAATCCAGACCACTATAAAAAAGGTGGTATAGAAACATTTGATGTAATAAAAGCAAAGCAAACTCAAGAAGAAACTATAGGATATTGCAAAGGTAATCAAACAAAATATTCTCATAGAAGAGGTTATAAAAATGTTACAAAGTCAGATCGATTAGCATGGGCTAAGCAATGCAAAGAAGAATGTCGTAAACAAAGATGGTATTTAGATGAAGAAGAAAAAATTTACGATGAAATTATTGCTGAAGAAGTAGCTAGTCCTGTTATGCCTAGTGAGTGGATAGAAGACCCACTGCATGATGAAGATTAAACTTGGAGGGCAGGTGTGCCACAAATGTAAAAAACCTGCAAACACTTATGACAAGCAAAAATGGTGGTGTGGTAGAGACTTGTCAGCACATGGGATTTGTAAGAATGGAAATGAAAAAAATAGCGATTGATGGTATGTGGTTAGATCTACAGTTTTTTAAAGAAGGTGATGGAAGTATAAGAGTTGAAGTTGAAAATCATATTACAGGTAAACGCTATAAAATGTTTCCAAACAATAAGGTGATATTTGCGGAGGAATAAACATGGATTTTAACGAAATATGTTTAGTTGCAATAGGTGGAATTTTTTTAATATTATTATTATAAAATGCTTGACAAGTTATTTGATATGTCAGATAATACTTATGTGGTGATAATTAATTAAGGAGAAAAAAATGAAACAAGAATTCAAAGTTTATCAAGTAAACCTATCAAGACCTGAACATGACCGTATCAATGAGTTTGGTCACGATGCAGTAGGTCGACACAGAAGAAACATTGACTTAGGTTTTAAAAGCAAAGCAGAGTTAGCTAAAGCTAACATCAGATACCAAGACTACAATCATGTCGCTGATATTTGGGCAGAAGATTTAGAAGATGTATTTGGTAAAGGTAACAACGCTTGGGATAATCCTGATGTTAAGATGCTTGGTGCGATGCACAGTATCTCTGTTGGTGATGTTATTAAAAGCCCTAATCTTGCCAAAGATGAGTTTTATTTGGTTGAGAATTATGGCTTTAGTAAGTTGCCTGATAGCTTCTACAAGTTTGATCAAGCTAGGTATGAAGCCGACTGGGAAAGAGACACTGAAGAGCAGCCTAAGTACAATGTGGATCAGCGTTTAATTAACCAAGTAGAAAACAGAGACTAAGGAGATAATTATGCCAAAAGTAAAAGATATATTTCAAGAGTTAGATCAAGACTTAGCAGAATATTTTGGTCAAGTTCCTGATGAATCACCTGAGGAGTTTACTGAAAGACTTATTGGGGAATTACACGATATGTTTAAGGACGATAAATAATGATAGAAGATTGGTTTTTTGTTCTGTATGTGTTGGGCATCTTTTGGATGCCCATCTTTATTGTTACTATAATAATAGAAGTGTTTTTTGAAGGAGATAATAATGAAAGTAAAATATATAAGAAGTAAAGTTGGTAAAGTTAAAAAAATTGACTTTTCTTCATTTAAGGATTTAGAAAAATGGTTTTTAAAAAATATACACCTAAAAAAGAAGTCCAAAGTAATTGGGAAATCTATCTTGATCTGGTACTCCTAATATTGTTTGTAATCTGTTTCTAGCTCTATTAGCTCGTTCATCAGAGTTTTGACCTATTAATCCGTATTTAACCATATCTTCATCTGAGAAATTTTTTAATCCTTCAGTAAATGGATCTATAGGGCTCATTTCCTTATCCATTTTGTTGTATATCATATCTCTTTTTAATTCAGATGATTTTTGAACATATTTGTTTTTTAAATATTCTGGTGTAGATAATGATTTTGATTTATGTCTTAAATTATCATAAGCTGCTTTTCCTGCATCATTTATCTCAATAAAGTCTTTAGGTATAATCTGAACCTCTGCTGATGTTCCTTTTGTATTTCCTAATTGCACATGAACAGCTCGATAACCATCTTTATTTGTTGGATGACCATATTTATCAAACCAATTATCTATTGATAATATGTTTGATTTTTTGTCTAATTTGTTTAGTGTAGGAATAACATCTTCTGCTTTATCGACAACGATACGACCACCAACATAATCTGATATGTTTTGTGGATTCTTACCTGCATCTATTTTTAATTGCACTTTTTCTGGCAATTTTGCTCTTGTGTAAACTTGTGCATTTTTTGGGGCTATAGAATTCAATGTGTAATTTAAATCAGATTCATATGGTAAAAGATTTTTACTTATATCCTCCATATTATTATATTTATGATAATTTTTGCCTAATACATCTTCTGTCTTTGGAATGTTAATATTGTCTTGTTTGGAAAAAACAGAATTCTTTATCCTATTGTCAACATAATCCATAGCATCGGTAGCATTTTCAAAAAACATATCTTGCTTAGATGCTTTATCTGTCATAAAAAAACCATCCGCTAGGTAATCATAGTCGCCAGTAACAACAGGTTTACCGTCTTTATATACACCTGTAATACCATTCATATGCTTTACTTCATAATCACCTTTTTTACCAAACAATCTTTCTACTGATGGTGTGCTTTTGGTTTTTTTAAGTGCATCTAATCCTTTTTTACCTGCTTTAAAAAGTAATCCACCACCGCCTAATACAGATGCAGCACCAGCACCTAGATCTAAAGCGTCCATAGGATGTGGTGCAACTCCTTGTGATATATCTTTTAAGGCAACATCTGTATTGCCAAGAAGAAAATTACCATAATCATTAAATGCAACTCCTTTTTGCGATACTGGAGTGCCTTTGGGAACAACCATATCTGGTCTGTATCCTGTTTGCGATGGAACAACTTCTATAGGTGGTAATTGGTTTAATTGATTCTTTATGGTTTCAGTACCCTCGCCAAGCAATCCTGCAAAGTCACGAATACCTTGACCTATATATTGATATGGATGTGTTCCAATGCCTAATCTTTCTTTTAATGTTGCCATTATTTATTTTCCCATATTAATTTTAACCAATACTTTAAAGTATCAACTCGTTTTGTATCTTGTAGTTTATTTAGCCATGCTTGGCGTTGCATAAGCGGTTTCTTGGATAGATTGAGTGCTTCGCAATACCTTTGGTAGGCTTGACTATAATTATCTGTTTCTGTGCCGTCTGGCAGGGTAATAACTCTTTTAGTCATCAAGTTCCGGTATGTCTGCATAGATAGAATCTATAACAATCTCAATACTAGAACCATCTGACAAGAATAATGTCATAGTGTCCTCACCGTAAGTCACCATAACTTCTTCAATGATCTTGCCAGTCATTACTTCTGCTATTTGGTCTATATCCATACTTCTCCCTAGATGCTGATGGCGGACTCGAATTTTTTTAAGTCTTTCATCTGTTTGTTGCTTCTCGACCATTTTCCGCAGTCTTTGCAGCGTAGCCTCTGATAAACGGTATTTGTATTGCAAGATAAGCCTCTCTTAATAAGATTACTGCCACCACAATTAGGACAAACAACACCCTGACTATGACTATTATGGTTTGGATGGTTTCTAATCCAAGACAACATCTTTTCATAGACCTTTTCCAACAATACAACATCTTGGATATTATATTTCTTCATCATATCCCAAGCCTGTTTATCTTTGTTCATGCACCGTATCCACAGTTCATGACCAATATGTTTTACTTTTCCACCAAGACCTAATGCTTGTGCGACATAATCTAGTTTATTACTAGGGAACTTAAACTTGGATCGTGATGTCCTAAGTAGGTCAATCTCTTTGTAAGGTGATGGAGGAGTAAGTCCTAGCAATAGGAACTCTTTGTTGAGCGTTGGTATATCAAACTTCGTACCGTTATAATGTATCACCGCATCAGCTTCTTCTAAAAGAGCGTATATCTTTTTTATCATCTTACGATGAGTGTCTTCCATAATGCTGCTAAAAAATACTTCTTTTTCGTCTAACCACTTCGCTGCCCAACACATAACATAACTAGATTCCATGAGTTGGTTTAGACTTACATTCTGATTATATAATCCCCATACATGAGCAGTATTAGGAGATGTTTCTATATCAAGTAATAGTATCTTCAAAGGGTCGTACCCCATCTTTATCAATGATTAATGCTTGAAGTCTTGGATTTTCTTTAGCAAACGAGAGATGAACCCAACGATTAAATTCAAGAATGACTTGGTCGTATTGTATATCAGATTCCACAATGGCTTTAACAATAGCTTCAGGACTTCCAAAAGATGGCGAGATAAAGTCGACAGCCAATCCTTTAACATGACTGGAAGTATCTCTGCTTCCCAAATGAGCATTAAGAGTGCGACTGCGATAGCCACTACTAACAAGCATAGGATTGCGTAATAAAACTCTAACATCTTCTAATTTCTCCGCTAAAAATTTAAGATTATTTAAGATTTCAGGTGAGGGAGTATTATCCCACCCTTTTCTTTCACATATTTGACTAGCTGTAAATTCTGATAGGCTAAAATTAGGACTTAGCTTCATTTCTTCCTCGCTGATTCAAATAAACCGCCACCAAAATAGAAACCAACTATTGCTAACATTATTTCACCTAACCACATCTCATTAGCAAATGCTTTGGCTTCATTAACATTGTTCATATCTATTATACCGTATAGCGCACCAAGTACACCGTTTAGCATGATAAATACAAACACTCCAGAAAACATAATTGCTAGGTATCTTTGTGCTAATTTAAATGGTGCATATGCGGCAAGCAAGGCAATCTTTGCATCGTTCTTTGCTTTTATTTCTTCTTCTGTAGAGGTGTGCATATCATCTATAAGCTCTAGACCTTTTTTAATAACATCACCACTGCCTAATATTTTTGCTAATATTCCTATCATTTATCCATCCAGTGTCCAAATAAAAAACCTAACACAGCAATGACTACCCCTATGAGCCACATCATAGCTTTTTTACCACCACTTAATTCTGATAAACATTTTTCAATATTATCAATTTTGGCATCCATTTTATCTACTTTAGCTAGTATATGATCTATATCTCTTTTCATATGGTCAATCTCTGCCGAATGAACTGCTACTGCTTCTTGAACCTTCTCCATCAGAATCCTTTCTTTTTGGTGCGTTGTATAAGTTTATGGGGGGTAGTTTTAGTGTGTGCCATATCGTCACATCTCATCCCTGTTTAAGAGTAAACCTTGATAAGGTTGTGTTGTTTGAAATCTAGGAGTAGGTGGTTGTTCTAATAGTGGCTGGTCTCTTAAAATTTTACCAATATCAAACTGACCTAAAATTTCTCGTTCTCTTTGAATATTTTGTATTGGACTTGGTATAAGTCGTTTAGCCATTTCGCTAATAGATAATGCTCCAGATCCTGAGTAGTTTATTGCTGATCCTGCTGGAGCTCCTTGTTCATAGTTAGACACTCTTTGCAATCGTCTAATTTGATCTACTTCATCTGGACTAAATATAACATTTAGCTTATTACCTAATTTGTCCATAGCTTTATTTAATCCTGCTGATGAAAGTTTGTCATTTTTAAACGCATTAGATTTAATCCAGTTTAATGTATTGTTTTTAACAAGAACTTTAGATTCATCATCTAATACATCCATTAATCTTTTTACATTAGCAACTGATCCGTCTTTAGTTTCACCAATAATAAACTTATTAAAAAACTGTTCTGATCCTATCTGTTTTTCAAATGGCTTATCCATTTCACCTAATGCAGGTATTTTTTTCTGTAACTGTTTATACTCATATGTTACTTTTTTAGCATCATTAAATGCTTTTAGTGTTTCTTTACCAAATTGCTGACCTTTAAGAAACTGAACATTTTCTAATTCGTTACGAACTTCCATAAGTGCATTTACACGATTACCGTCTCCTGCTAATTTTGCTTTTCTTAAATCAGCAGCAACAATAGATTGAAACTCATTTTTTTCAGCAATAGTAAATACTTTGTTATCTTTGTATCTAGCTAAATCATCTGATATTTCTTTTGGCAAGTATCTTTGTTTTACTTTTAGTTTATTAAGAATATTGTTTGTAAAGTTAGCACCATCCAATAATGCTTCTTCGCCACCAATAGTTCTAGCATTATTATACATATCATCAATAATTTGATTTTTTCTATTATTGATCGCCTCTAGTTTTGTAAATAACTCATCTCCAGAGTCTTTAATACCTTTACCACTAGATGATCCTAAGTCATCAAATAGTTGATTAATAACTTGTTGGTTTTCCTGCTCTGCTGCTGCAAGTTTTTGAGCATTAGGGTTATCACTATTAGCACCAATTTTTTGCAAGTTCTTTTCTTTTGTAACTTCTGATGCTGTTTGTGTAATTCTGCCTTTAGTAGGTGTAAGACCTGTCATTCTATAGTCTAATAACCTCATAATTTGTGGCTCTGTAAGGTCAAATCCTCTTAATCTAGCATCTACAATGTCTGCTGTTACAGAATTAAGTGTCCCTTGTTGTACATTAGCAAAAGCTTTATTGTTTTTAACAATATCATTAAGCTGTGTAGTAGCTGTTTTAGTTAGTTCTGCATTTGGTGCATTTCTAAATTCATTAAACCTATATTTAATATTACTACCAGCATCTTTTACAAGCTGGGGTGCTTTTGCACCAGCTAAACCACCTGCCAGAGATGTTAAAAACTGTGCTCCTGTTTTAAATGCACCAGCTTCATCTGGTATGGCTTGATCTGCTAATCCGAAACTTAAACCTGCACCCATAGAACCAGATATTTGTTGTGGCAGTTGTGTAGTAAAACTTTTCTTTAAGGCATCCATAGCACCACCAGATTTAGGTATTACTTTTGATGCTCCTGTCGCTAATGCTTTTGTGGGAGATGTAAATTGACCTATATTGTATTGTAGCTTTTCTGCTGTTGTCTCAGGCTGAGGTAATCCTATGAAGTCTGATATTTTTTCTGCAACTTGTAAAGGTTGAACAGGTAAAGGTTTTTTTTCTTTATCTGGAACACCAATATTAGATATGTATGTAGGAATATTCATACCTTCTCGTATAGGTGTTGCAACAAGATTACCAAGATCCTCAAGTCCCTGTAACCCACCACGAGCTAAAGTTCCAACTTGTCTAGCACCAGAATATAACATAGGTTTTATGACACGCTCAGTAATAGGCTTTTGCGACTCTAGTTTAAATTGAGCCGCTTCTGGGTCTATTTGTGTAGATAGTAAATTTATAGCATCTTCAGAAAGATTATCAAAATCACCTTTAAGCAATAAATCTAAATCTTTTTCTGATAGATTGTCAATGTTTGGTGGCATAATCTTTCCTATTAAAATAGTCCTTTGAATTGTTTTTTAATTAACTCTAATTTTTGCTCTCTAGTTAATCCTTTTAATTGATCTTCAGTAACAACTGGCTTATCTTTTTTAGTATAATCTTCTGGATTATATAATTGAGTATATTCAGGAACTTCTAGTGTTAATCCTTTAACATAATCTTGTGTTTTGCCTTCTGTTAATGGTAAGAATTTTTCAACTTCTCTGTTATGAGTTGCAATATTTTCAGCAAGAATATCTTGTTGTACTTGAAGAATTTTTTGTAATGCTTCTGGATCATTTTCCAAGTTACCAAGAGAGTCAGCCAACATTTTTTGTTGTCGTTCAGATGGTGTCGCATCCATTTTCTTCAACTGATTCTTGACTGGTTCAAATAGTAAGGATTTTAATGAACCTGCTGAAGCAATTTCATCTTCAGCAATATTTGTGCCAAAGTTATTATTAAAGAACATAGCGATTGCCATTTTGTCATCAGCAAAAGAACCTGACAATTTACCGGTGTTTCTTGCAACATTTTTAGCTTGTTCAAATAATTTAATGTTTTGCGGTGCTTTTTTATTTGTTGTATATCCACCAACTAAATCTTTACCAATGTCTTTTTGTATTTGCTCACTAAATGGTACAGTAGTGTTGACATTGACTAATGGTTGATGTGTAGTCATTTTTTGTATTTGTTGGTCATACAATGCTCTTTTAGGGTCACCAACTGGTAAGGCATCTCTTGATGCTATTACCTTGTCTAAATCAGTCATTGTGCTTCTTTTTAATTGTGCTAATTGTAAAGCCTGTGCACCAGCCTGATTAAATACATTTTGACCCATTCCATAGCCTTGTAATCCAGCTTGTGCAAGATATGGTAAAGCACTACCAGCATTTCTGTTTTTGGGTTGTGCAAGATAGCTTAATCCTGCGGTTAATAATGCTGATTTGTTTGCTTGACTTGTAAGATTTGCAAGTTGATCTTTGTCTAAAAAACTACCAGCCAAACCTGTATTAAATAAACTATTACCTAATAATCCGCCTATCATATTTATTCCTTATCTATAAAACATTCCACGACTACCAAAACCTCTTAGTCGTTCTGGAAATACTGAATATACATCACCTGTAACACCAATTTCATCTGTTACTATATCTGTACCATAGTCTGCTGGACTTAACACATTTAATGGTTTATCTGGTGTTGGGTCTAAAGCTCCTTTGCGAATTTCTGTAGTTGGAGGAGGTGTAATTTCTGCTCCTGTAGGATTCATAATATTTTGAGCCGCAGAATTACCTAAAAATGCTGTGCTAACAGGATCTTTTTTAATCATATTAGATATAAAATTACCACCACTTGGATCATATCCACCGCTTGGAGTAATAGCATCTATTGCTCTGTCTACACCAGTAAATGGTATTTGACCGCCAGCAGATGATCCAATTAATGCAGGATTCATTGTATTGCCTGTAACTTCTAATGCGTTGTTACCAAAAGCATATGGGCTAGCAGTAGCACCTGCTGCACCACCTCCTGCTAATGCACCACCGACTGCGCCAGTTGTAGCGCCTTCTAATGCTAAACCTCCTAAGGTTGGTGTAGATGTTGCAACAGTTCCAGCTCCTGTTAAACCAGATCCTAAGCTAAATAAACCACCTTCTGTAAAACCAGAGCCTAATGCTCCTGATCCACCAAATGTTCCTCCACCAATACCACCAAGTAAAGCACCTTGTAATGGATTGCCACCTGTTGCCAAAGATGCAGCAGCTCCTATACCTGCGCCTATTAATACTGGAGCACCCATTACTTACCTCCTCCTGATGATGTAGTTTGAGAAACCTGACCCATAGGAGCACCGTATGCAGCAGATAAGTAAGACTGTAGTTTAGTGTAAGGTTTGTTTTCCTCAAACTCAAATCTAGCAATATCTGACTCTAGTGCTTGTTTTTGATAATCTTCTGCGGTTTTACCTACATTAAGCAACTGTTGAATATCTGCATAGTCAGAAGCAGCCATTTGTGGAGCACTTGCAATAGCTCTTTCTTGAGCCGCTCTTTCGTTTGCATAATTAGTATACATTAGCTCAGATGCTTTATTAGTTAATGTATCGGCTAAGTTTTTAGATGCACGAGATTGTAGTTCAGCCATAGCACCAGAGCCATAACGACCAGCTTGTGAGCTTTGAGATGCAATGTCTTTTAACGCATCTTGGAACTGTGTTGTAGCAACCCCTGCTGCACCTTGTAGTGCGTTAGCAAAGTATGGATTGAGACCTAAATTTTGACCTTGTATTGTAGCTAATTGTTGCTGTTGAGCGGCAGGTACTAATGGGTTACCAGCTAGTGCTCTATTTTGTGCAGCTTGTAATGCAGACTGTGTTTGTTGGCTTGGATCTACATAGGTTTGGTATGGGTAATAAGATGGAGTATCTGTTTGGTATAATTGTTTAGCTTCTTGTAAACCATACTCTACAAATGGTCTAACAGTAGGGTCTAGCTGTTGAGATGTAGTTTGTTTAGACGAACCACCTCCGCCACCACCACCGTAAAAGGTAAACGCATCTGGATTTAATCCAAACAATGTTTTGAATATTTTTAAAAAGGTCATAATTTTAACTCCATTAGTGTATATTTAGGTTGCATACCCCATTTGATCCGCCATAATCTGACGATACCATCTAGTTTGGTAGAACCTTGTATCCTTGTTCCACCGTTGTTTTTTACCCATGTGCAGAATTGTTCCCAACATTTCTTATTAGTAACTCCACCGATATAAGTAATGTAGGCAACTCTGTCATTAGGATAGTTGATCCACTGAACAGTAAATGCACAATGACATTTATGTTCTTCATCTAACACAAGTAGTAAGTCTGACTGTCCTTGTGCTACAAATTGTTTTAATTGGTCTATCGTAAACTCACCAGAACTGACATCTATTGCTTTTTGTAAGTGAGGTACTGCTAGACTCCAGAATTGATGAATATGATTAGTAGGGACTACAAATAGGTTCTTTTCCATTACAGATAATTAAAGTTAATTACAATCCTAGTCTTTTCATCTGTATGTGTAGTTGCTGTGTGTTTTTGTTTAGATGGAAATATCACAATTCTATTTGCAACACTTTCTACTTCATCACCATCTTCGAATACAGTTTTACCATTGTTTGTATTTAGATACCATACGGCTGTATTACACTTGAATAATGAATCTACATGAAACTTACCTAACCGAATAGATTCTTCTCTACCTGTTAGATTAGCTTTAATTCTTATCAGTGCGTTGACTTGTAGTTTATCTAAAAATGGTTGTAATGCTTTGTAATGCTGACTATTAGGATTGTGGTTATTATAAAAGATATGAGTGAATTGAAAGAAATCATCGCTCTCATATTCTTTGCCATTCTGATAAAACCAAGAAAAGTATGGGTTGTCAGTAAACAATATCTTCATGGCTTCAAAGTCACCATGATCCAAGAAATTATCTATGACTGTTTTGCTTGCCATTCCAAATATAACTGGTATTCATCAGGGTCATCATTAACATTGAACCTATAAGAAACACCATTAGTCATATTTTTAGTAATAACTAATTCACCGTCTTTGTTTTCTTGTGTAAAATACTGTACAATATTATCCATAACCTACCCTATTATAACATATCCATAAGTGTTATTCGATGTATTATTAGCAAAGTGACTGACTGTAGCCTGTCCTTTTTGCTGTGCTGACACATACACATTATCCATACTAAACGGTGCAATGTATGTAATATTTATTTGTGCAGATGGTATTGCAGGTCTTGTGTAAGGTGTTGTCGTTGTAGCAGTAAAATGCTCCAAAGAAACATTACTGGAAGATGTTGCTCCTGCTATTTCTATATAATCACCTGCTGTTAAATCTAACACATGACTTGAAGTTCCAGTTAAATGTGATGGATCACCTGTAGACTTACGAGCAGGTAAACCAAACCTTTTCCCAGAGTCAGCAATATCACTGCCATTTAATCTAAACCATACATCTGCATACTCTGCATCGTTATTAGAGTTTGCTAGCTGTAAAGAAAATAACGCTTTATATATACCATCGTTTCTAACATATATTCTTGATGTATTGACTGCATCTAAATACACACCATTTAGTTCATGTTCTGTAGTCCAATCGACCACTGCTGTATTTCCTGCACTTGGTGCTAACTGGTCTGTGTTTTTAGTAAACTCACCATAAGGTGCTGTAGATGTTTCTGCTACATCGCTAAATGGCACTAATAGTATTTTAGAGTCATTAGAGATTCGTTCGTTATAGATAGTCGTTGATGTTGCCCAGCTCGTATCTAAATTAAATGTACCAGTATTATTTGTTTTACCATTTAATATCTGGTTAGTGACTTCTGCAATTTCACGAGTATCTGCATACTGTGGTTGTAGTCTACGAAACTGATTTGACATTATCTACTACCTTGAGGTTTGAGGTCTACATCTATACTAATAGCATTAGTCCAGTTACCAGTAGGGCTTACAGAGAAACGATGATACCTTCCTGCACTACGAACACTAGCACGACCTTCTGATGAAGTGCTTACAGAAGATCCAAATTGAATGTTATCATCTAATTCTCTTCTTGATGCTACTTTAATAGTTGCAGATCCATTATCTATTTGTGGTCTAACTAATGTTGCTACAGAGTTGTACCCTACTTCTAAATCAGGAGTTATTAATTCTGAATTGTAAGTAGATCCTGTAAAGGTCACAATCTTATCATTCTTTGTTCCAGCAAATAAGAACTTACCACCAATCCATAATCGATCATCAAGTGATGCAGGCATATTATCTAGGTTAGGATACAACAAAGATAATCCTTCTAAAGTTGTACCAGTTGTTGCTGCATTACCAACAGATGTTGTTTCTGTTATTGCTCTTGACCATTTGCTTAACTGCCAGTTATAAATAATGATGCTACGACCACCATCTACATTAGCATAATTCCATACCACTAATTTTTTGATAGGGTCTACAGCAGCAGACATTGTATCTAGTTCAGTTAAATCTGCATCGTTATAAAAATATCTATCTACTTTTTCTGTACCAATTCCTGTGACTGTTTGACCATCACATTGGTAAAATCCGTCATCAGATAAGAAGAATGATGTAGCACCATACTGTGCAATAGAGTTACCATTAATACAACCTAGACCTCTTGAGATAACATCAAACTGGAAGAACAATGGTGATCCAGCATATGTCATACGAACGATAGATTTTTCTAAAAACACTAGTCCAATCTCGCCACCTGTTAATCCAGTAATGTTACCACCGTCAGGAACAATTTGATAATCTGACTGGGATGTAGTTCCAGATACCCAATTTGTTTCATCGTTAATATCAGACCATTGCACCTTGTTAGGCTCTGCACCACCAGCAATATTAGCTGCTACTACAAAGTCACGCACTACAGTGACATATTTAGCTACAGGTGCATTTGCAGATACATCATCAAATGTAGATCCTGATGCAATGTCGTATGCTTGTATTTTAGATGCGTTATTAGCGGCTAATATAATACTTCCAAACTGTGTAAACTTCCATCTTTCAGAACTAGAATATCCACCTGATTTAGATATATCATTAACTGATAGATCAGAAGAATCAAACTTAAATAACTTGGTATTACCACCAGCAATTAAAGCAACATCGTTACCAAACTTACCTACAGTAATACTAGATATATTTTCTGATGCTGCATTTGAGTATTCTTCTGCATTAGGAAATGGTGCGTATCCTACAGAAGTTGGGTATACATTTTTAGCATCTCTTAATGATGTCACTGATGGCTGATCTGGCAACCATTCAGTAAATTGTACTCTTTGTGCTGTCATTAGCTATACACTCCGCCTTCTGTTACATCTTCTGTTTGTGTTGCTGGGAAAGCCCTTGTTGATCCCCAGATAAGTCTTACTGCACCTTGATACCCAGAAGCTGCACTGTATGAGTCGTGACCACCACCGCCACCACCATACGAGCCACCTCTTCCACAGTCTCCAGTGTTACAATCGTGTGTGCCACCTCTTGATCCTCCAGAGCCACCATAGCCACCACCAGAATATGATCCGACATTAGCACCTGATGCACCTTCGCCATAGATACCTACACCGCCACCGCCACCTCCACGATAGTTAGATGATGCACCGTTACCACCAGCACCGCCAGTTTCAGAACCACCATTGCCGTCATAACCACCTGCTCCACCACCACCGCCAGCAGTAGAAGCATCACGATAAGATTTAGTAGCACCATTGCCACCACCGTCACCGTTAAATGTTCCACCTACCATAGTGTTGTTTGGAGATGAGAATCCACCAAATGTAGTTAATCCTGAATCTCCACCACCACCTCTAACAATAATGTTTCCTTCAAAACATACACCTGTTACAGATAATTCACTGTAATCTTGAAATGTTTTAGAGTATGTAAATGTATCTTCATCAACTTTGGTAATAGTAAATGTGCCGTTAATTTCTCTAAATGAACAGTCTACAGAAACAGTATCTCCTGTTTCAAAACTATGTGCAGAACTTGTATTTACAGTAACAACATTAGAAGCAACAGAAAATGATGATATTTCAAAAGCATCTGTAGTAATAAATATACTACCTACACCATCAACCAAACTATTTGGGTTTCCACCAATGCCAACATAAACATAGTATGTTTCTCCAGCAGTGACAGAGATATTGTTTTTCCATCCAAGACCTCCGCCACCACCTCCATCACCACCATCACCAGAACCAGAACCACCGCCACCACCACCAACACATACAGCGTGAACAGTGTTTACTTTTTGTGGGCATACCCATGTATGGAGTCCTGTAGTCGTAAACTCTTCCTGACCAAGAAAGTCAAATGATCTACCATAGTAATTAGAGAAGGATATTGCACCAGTAGCTTTTTGAGATAGACCTCTAGATTCTTCACTATTAACAGAAAACTCTGATAATGAGGCATTTCTTAACTCTAAATTAACATCATTAAGACTGATTGTTCCACTAGCCTGCAATGTCATATTACTGCTCCTTACAAGAACAATGTTCAATAGCCTTGTGAGCATCTAATTCTTTTTGCAGATGCTTAACTTTGGTATTTAATTCTTTTACTCCCTCTATTAATAATGGGACTAGTCTTGCATAGTCTACAGTAAGGTATTGTTCATCTATTGGTGCTGGTGATATAACTTCTGGCATAATTGCATTAACTTCTTGAGCTGATACACCAACTTCTTTTTTAGACTCATATCCTAATGCTTGTGCTGTTGCATTAGCACTGTAATAAAAACCATTTAATGTGTTAATCTTCTTCAGTGCTTCTGTAATATTTCCATGTCTAGTTTTTAAACGATCATCAGAATAGTATGCAGTGATATTGCCTGTTGCACGAATTTCACCTGTTGTTCCAGAAGCTGTTGTTCCTATTCCTAATGAATCAAACTGTGCATCAGCATCTGTATCTAATCCTAATGAGTCTACTAATTCTGAAATACTGGTAACGCCTGTACCACCTTGTGCAGCAGATAATGGTGTTGTAAGACCTGTTAATGATGTAATATCAGAGTTAGCACCAGATTTTGCCGCTGATAAATTAGTTCTTGCATTTGCAGCAGTTTCTGCACCTGTACCACCAGATGCAACTGCTAAAGAGTTTCCTGCAACATTACCTGCTTGAAAGTCTTTAAGGTGAGCCATTACCTCACGAATTGCATTATTGATGTTACTAGGACTGCATCCTTCTGCAATATTAATATTATCTACATCTGTGTTGTTTGCAGATGCAGCATCATATTGACTAATTTGTGTTTTTGCCATGTTTTATCCTTGTCGTAACCATGTGTTTGATTCAGGTGTATCTTCCACCCATACTTCGTTTCCAGATGATACAGTAGACCATGTTTCTGATCCAACTGAACTATCTGACCATTCTTCGCCTAGTACATATCCTATTGTTTCTACTAATGCTTCTGATGTAATTGCTCCACCTGCTGACCATATCGCATTTGCTAAAGATGATACAGATGCAATAGAGTTTACATTAGGTGATACTGTTCTTATTCTTCTTGCATTACCTGTAACAGTTGCATTAGCATCAACATCTGCATTTCTGCTGTATATAGCAACAGCATTAACACTAACATTAGCATTGCTTAACATAGAGCCACTAGCTCTTGCAAGAGAGTATCCATCTGCATCAACTAAAGCGTAAGCAGAGATGTCTGCACTACTTGTTCTTATTCTTAAAGCATCAACATTAATGTTTGCATCAGATGTAATACCTGCACTACTTTGTTTAACACGATAACCAATAGCGGTAGCATCACCATTAGCGGTAATGTTTCCTGCAAAATGTTGTATACGATAACCATTAACAGAGATACTAGCATCTGCTGTAATACTTGCCTCACCTAACTTAACAGGCGAATCAATAGGTAATGTAGAAAAGCTATTTGCTGAAAATGAACTAAATCCAAACATTATTCAGGTTTCGTAGGAAATGTTACATTAAATGGGAAACCTTCTTGAGTTGTAATATCTCGTAATTCTTGTCGATATGTTGCCCATACTGTTTTATCTACTGTGCAATCTGGGATTTGAGTCCAGTCTGAATCTTTGAGTAATTGATTTCTTTTTGCTCTTACTTCCGTTGCTTCTTGTTGTTCTCTTTCTATAATTTCTTCTGCTGTGTAATCATGAATATCGTAAGGCTGTATCCAAGCTCCATTAACTTCTACAGGTATACCCTTTGTTATATATTGTGTTGCATTATTGTATGTAGGTTTTTCAGCTAATGTGCATGGGTATACATTATATTCTGCTAAAGTGTCTAACGGAATCTCTTTAGGAAAAGAGACATTAGGATTATCGTGACGAAGTTGACCTATTGTGTATTTTTTAGGTTCATCGTTTGTAATTTTAATAAACATTTAATTTCCTTATAATGTTCCAAAAGTTGACACATCTAATGCAGCATCTTCAGCCCAGTATCTAATTTCATTTATTGTCCCAGTAAAGTTTACTTCATAATCAGTTCCAATATTTGTTATAACACTACCAACTTGTCCATAACCTTTGGTGTTTACTCCATAAATAGAACCAGTAGCTGAAGTTGCAAAGTCTGTTCCTAACAAAATTAATTCATACGCACTTCCTTTACCGCCTACTTGGACATATGCTTTTAGCTGTCTACTAGCACTCGTGTCAAATGCAAAATAATATGTGCAAAATGTTCCTGTATAATCAGATATATCTATTTCTAAATATGCTGTTAATGTGTCATCAATACTTCCCCATGCTGTATTTCCAGTATAGCCTCTTACTCGCAAAGTTTCATTAGAAACACCGATAGCTAATCCAGTTCCAGTAGCACCTGCTTCCATTAATACACCATCATCAGTTGAGCTAATGTTAGCATCTATAGCAATTAGTGCATCATTACTAGTGCCATTGTCAACTCCAGTTCCTGTGCTTGGAAAAGATGTTATAGTGTAGTCAGGAGTTCCAAAGTCTGCTTCGTAGTCTAATGGAGCATAAGAAAATCTATAAATAGTAGCTGTAACATTTAAAGCACTACCACCCCAAGAAAAAGTAGGAGCAATGTCCTGTAATGACTCTGTATTGTTATTATAACTTGCATAAAAATTTGTTCCTGTTGCACTTGTTTGATAAGTATCTTCAGATAATTCATCTACTGATATATCATCTCGAACTCCATTTAATGTTACATTGCTTATTAAAAATTCATTTGTTGTAACATCATCAAAACTAGATATTCCTGTAAAAGCTACTGAATTTGTTGAAGTACTATATAGAGATAGGTCTCTTACTAAACCTAAAGTAGGAGTATTAATAGTATAAACTGCTATGTTCTCATTATAAGTTGCAAGAGTTGTATCTGACAGATTAGCTACTATAGTTACCGAAGTTCCTGTTGGAACTTTAGCAAAAAATACGCCATGTGCAGTATTATAAAAAACACTACGAGATGTAGCTACCGATGCAGAAACCCCATTAATTGTTGCAGAGCTTATACTTGGTGTAGATGAAGTATTAACCCACTGTAAAGCTACAATTACATATCTATCTGCATTAGGTGTTCCTATATCAACAGAAGTAAAAGTTTTTGTAGCTGATGTAACATCTGATAGAGTTGAGAAGCTAGTATATGCAACATTTACTTCATCTCCACCAGCGTTACCTGCGGCTGATCTTAACCCATGTGCCAATCTACTCATTAGCTAGCATCTCCAACATAAGCAGCATAAACTGTTGTACTAACTTTCCATAACTCTACTACTGTATAACCTGTAGTAGCTAGTGTTGGAGCAGAGCCACCAATCCATTGGTCTACTAAAGATGTCCATGTAATGGTGTAAGCAGAACCATCATCAATCATTAGTGTGATACTTTCACCTGCATTTAAACTATCTGTTGGTGTTGAGTTGCCAGATAATGTCCATGTCTGTATATTTCCATTGGTTGCTGCAATAGCAGGGGTTGTTCCTGTCACTGCATATACTGTTTCAAGGAATGATGTAGCACGAGTAATGCCTGATACATCTAATTTATAAGAAGGAGTTTCAGTGTTAATACCTACACTACCAGTAGAGGCAATTTTTATCGCAACTCGTTCAGCTCCACCTGCATCTGGGTCTTGTTTTTGGCGAAAGAAAAATTCACCATAGTCCGCATTAGTAGCAGACATTTCTAATGCAGAACCACCAATAACTGTCGATGCTTGCTTATATGTATTATCAGAATCTAAATAATAGTTGTTGCCATAAGTTACTCTACGGTTTGTTGCATCATTTGGGGCAGAAATTTGAATACTTCCCCTAGTTCCGTCTGTGGAGTATATCCGCCCTGCATTTGCCAATCCAAAATTAATGTTGCCCTCTACGTCAAGGTCAGCATTAATAGTTTGATTAGCAGTAAAAGTATTAGCAACATCATTCTTTGTAGTATCTGCATCATAGGCTTGAACTGTTGAACCAATATCAGAATCAACAACTACATTAGCACCACCTTGTTGTAAGTTTCCTGTGAAGTTTGCAGTAACATCATCATACTTAGCTGTGTCTGCATCATATCCTTGAACAGTTACACCGATGTCAGCATCAACTACAATCGTTGCATCATATCCCTGAACAGTAGATCCAATATCTGTATCGACTAATACATTACTACCACCATTCTGTAATGTTCCTGTGAAGTTAGCAGTAGTGTCATCGTATTTAGCCGTATCAGCATCGTAACCTTGTACTGTTGATCCAATGTCTGTATCAACGATTACATTACTTCCACCATTCTGTAATGTTCCTGTAAAGTTTGCAGTGACATCATCATACTTGGCAGTATCAGCATCGTAACCTTGTACACTTGTACCAATGTCTGCTGACTTGAGTATGGTTGCATCGTATGCTTGTATAGTTGTTCCTATGTCAGCAGTATTAACACTGCGTTCAGCAGGGTATGTACAGAATACAGTAGATACTCCTATTAAAGATATAGCAGCTCCACCATTGCTAGATTCTAGTATGGTGTCACGAGATAAGGTTGTGCCTGATGCTGTGTAAGTACCAACACCGACTTCCCAATCTGTACCATTACCACTTTCGATTGCGTAATATGTGGTATTACCATCACCGACCACACTAAATGACTGAAATTTAACAACTGCACCTGCAAGCGTAAGCGTGCCTGTACCTGTGGTCGAGGTGGTTTCTTTTACTCTATCTTTAACGACTAATGCCATGTTTATCCTTTATCGTTTAACGGTAAGCGTTAAGCTAATGTTACTGATAAGTTGCCTGTTTCTATTTTAAATATGTCACCAGAGTCTATTGTTTTAGCTGTGTCGAGTGGTGTGTGGAATAATAAGTTACCACTTGTAGAGGCATCATGTATGCCTATGTGAGTGACACTGCCCCAGCTTGAAGTGCTTGTGGGAAAGGTTACATCAGCACTGTTAGTTGTTACACCGTTAGATGGTGCACCAAAGGTTACTGCTGTTCTTGCGTATGAACCACCTGATACTTCTGTACCAGAATCAGCATCTGTTGGATCTGTTGTATATAAAGATACATACACTGTTGCTGGTGATGTGTATGATGTGTTACGGAGAACTGCGTTGATAAGTGCGTTCTCTAAATAATTACTAAATTCAGCCATTGTTGTTTACCTCGTTGATAATGTTATTGACATAGGAGAAGATGGATATTCGCTATCATCATCACTTGCTCTTAATGATGCTAGACCTCGATCATATAACGCTGACCATGTTGCTAATCGTTCATCGTTCATAAGATAAGGTTCTGCTTCAGCTAATGCACCATATAAAAGTAAGTCTGGGCAATTCGCTAAAAATAGGTTAGATGCGTTACTGTCTGATAGTATTTCAGGCTTGTAGTAATACACCATTCTTAATGTATATTCTGCATCAGGATATGGAGCAAATTGAAACTCACTTCCTAATAGTGTGTACATGGTAGGTACACCTTTGTCTGTTGTTCTAGCGTTTCTAAAGAAGTTAGATGTGTTTTGAAACTGTAATACACGAACTGGGTTAGTATCTAAATGTAGATCTTTCATTGCAAGAAAGTCAGCAGGTAAAGATACAGTAGAATCATCAGCCGTTGTTGTTGCAGTTGCCACTTTTAGCATTTGTCTTAATCTTAAGTCTCTAGCTAATCTAGCTTCTGCTAAACGAACAAAGTCAGGTATCTGTGTCGTAAGATCACTACGAGCAAGATAGTCTGCTATTGTGTTCTTTAATTCTGTGTATGTAGTAAATGCCATTATACTTTACCTTGTCGTGTTCTAAAGAAACGGTTGTCTGGGTTGTTGAGCCATGCTCTAAACTTTTTTTGATCTAATACATGAAAGCCTCTCATGATGCCTTCTTTATTTAATGTGTCTATGACAGTTAGTGGAATAGAAGCTATCTTATTGTCAAAGACATCTTCACCCCAACGACCATTTGTTGCGTTGTATTCTTTTTTGTTCTGTTCAATAATTTCAGATACATCTTGTGCAGTCTCAATGACTAAACCACCGTCATCGGTGCTATGTGCTACTTTGTCTCTAATGTTATCTTTTTCTAATAGTTTTGCCATAATAATCCTAAAAGGGTAAAGCCCTCCGAAGAGGGCTATTAACCGTATTACTCTGCAAGGTCAGCAATAATTGCGTGAGCTGCTTCGTTTTTAACTTCTAGTGTGTATTCAACGATAAGTTGAGTTTTTTCGCTATCACCAGTTTTAGCTAATTCGTTTGTAGCGAATGGGCGTAAGTAAGCAATAGATGCGTACTCTGGATCAAGAACAAAAGCTACTTCACCGTTATCATCAGCATCAGCAGACATAAATCTGTTAGGAACAACAGATAATGTACCAAAGTCTGATAAGTAAACATCAGCAGCACCAACGATAGTTGTTGGTTTGTTTGATGGAGCTTGATAACGCTGTTCAGCAATACCAGCAAAACCTGAAACAACTTGTTTCTGTGTTGGAGTTACCATAAGAACTGATGGGTTACCACCTGCTTCATATGCTTGTTTAACAGCAGACTTAAGCATTGTTTCTGTGAACGCTGCATCTGTACCAGATACACGAGCTGTAGTACCGTCAGCACCAGCTGTACCAGCACCCACATAGTTTGTTTCCAACCATGCTTGTAAAGAACCTAATTTACGAGCTGTAGAAGCATCACCTGTAACAGCAGCTTGGTTAGATAATAAGATTTTTTCCATATCTCGTTTAAGTTCTGAAGAAGCTTTTGATAACTGATAAGCTTTTTCTGACTTACGACCAGCCTTATCGATAGACTCTAAAGTGCCAGCGATTTGGATAGTTTTTTGTGAGATTTGAGTTCTGTTACCAACACGAGTTGTTGGAGCAAGAGTTGCTGAAGAAGCATCTGCACCTTCAACTACAGCGTTAGCTACTGAAGCATCAGCTAATGAATCTGTTTGCCATTCGTGATAAACAGCAGTTGCTTTTGTTTTACCAACTGATGACATAAATGGTGTATCGGTTGGAGAGATATTGTAAATAACATCAGTAAGGTCTTCTCTATTACCTACTGACTCATAAGTTTTATATGTTGCCATGATTAATTCACTTCCTTGTTATATAAAGTTTTCAAAAAGAGCCGCAGCATCTCTGACTTTGCCAGACTGCTTTAGCTTATTCATTTGTTGTTTGCGTACATCACGACCACCTTCTTTAACCTTTGTGCCTGATTTAACCATCTTGGGTGCTTGAGCAACCTTTTTGGTAACTTGAGGTTTAGATTTTTGAAGTTTGTCGTACATCATCGCTTTGTGTAGCATTAATACATGACGAGAGTCGTATACTTGTGATAACTCATTGTCTGTAAAACCTACACTCTTACCGTAGTTACGAATCTCATTTCTGATTTGTTCGCCTTTGGCTGGGTCTGAAAACTCTGGTAGGACTTGTGAAAGTTTTGTTGCTTCCTGTTGAACTCGTTGAGCCATTGTCTGCTGATGCTCCGCTTGTTGCTGTTGGGCAATGCGTTGTTGTTCAGCACGAACTTGTGCTAACTGTTCTTTTTTCTCAGTCAATTCTGCAACTTTGACTGCGTATCCTATTGGGTCGTTTTCCTTCATTACAGCTAGATCTTCTGGACTGTCTTGACCTGATGTCAAAAACTGTTCAATAGCTTGTAGCCGTTGAGCATAAGTATCCCTAACTTGTTTAGCCTCTTGAACTGCTTTTGCTTCCGCTTCTACTGCTTTGCGTTGTTCAGCAACTTCTTGAGTCTTTTTTGTGTAATCAGCACCAAGTTGATAGCCTTGCATGAGTTCTTCTAGGGTGACTTCTTTCTCTTCGCCTGCAGCTTTTACTGTAAAGCGTTGAGGTTCTTCAAGCTCCTCTTCCTCATACTCAACTTCTTCTTCACCGTCTTCAACTTCTACATCTTCTGCATCAACAACTTCATCTTCTGTAGCTTCTGCAGCTTCTTCGTAGTCCGCACTATCTTCTTGCTCTGTTTCAACAGCTTCTGGTTGCTCTG